TTCGTGACCTGTGACACTAGGCTTTTACGTTTTGATTCATTCTATACCCCTTTGCCGAATCCTACAGCCTGATAAGTGAAATTTCTATCAAGGACTGTTGAACCATTTAAGAATTTAACGGTAAAACCTGTACCAGAAACACTTGTAATGGTAAAAAAGTCACCAGAAGCCATGTTTTGTGCAGTAATACCAATTGAAGGCAAATAAGAATTAGCACCACCAAGAGAAGCAGTACCAACAAAGAACGGTTTTGCAAATGTGATTGTTTTCCCTCCTGCGTTTGTTCCTGATGCAATTGTTGTTGTACTTTGTTCTGTTCTAGATGGAAGAATTGCGGTGTAACCTAACTGCTGTAAGTTAATATTTTGGTTCGTATTAGTTGTTAAAAGATTTGCCTTAAATTGAAATGCTCTTGCTTTAAATTCACCATTAGCAAAAACATTAAACGAACCATAACTAGAGGCATCAGTACTAGTTTTTACAAAAACTTGACAATCAGTATCGTTGGCTGGATCACCATCCCAATCAGCAACGCTATCAACATCAGCCCAAGAATCAATGTTATTACCAACTAGGACTCCTAAACTTTGAATATGCCTTCTTAAAGTCAGTGTAAAGACACCACCTAAATCTAAAGTATCCGCAAATTCATAAGTACCTGTTTGGTTTGCTGCTGGATCTGTGAGCTGTAAAGCACCACTTGAATAACTGACATTTGTTTTACTGCCGCTAAACGGTGTCCCTAATAAATCTTCTCTCTTAGTTAAAACTGCTAACTCTTGCCCTACATCTGGAAGATCAATAACAATGCTTGTTTCCCCTGCTGAATATCTTCCCCCATCATCTTGGAATTTTAAAATGTATTCACCTTCTAAAGCAGGTACAACAGCTTCTGAAGTGTTTCCTGCTAGTGCATTTACGAGATCAACTGAACCTGCAAATGTCCCAGATCCATCTGTTTTATTAGAGTGCCTAACATAAACTCTTCCTCCATGTAAAACATCAGCATCGGTTGATTTATCCCATCTCAACCTCATTAAATGATCGCCAACTGGCTCTGCTGTTAAATTTGCAACATCGGCTGGTAAAGCTGTTTTACCTTCTGCGTTAAAAGTCGCATTTAAAGAGGTAGGAGAAGTCTCTAATAATGCGTTAAAAGAAAATATTTGAAACTCATACGCTCCTGTTTCAGTATTATCAAGCTGAATATCGGGTCTAAAAACAATCTGACTTTCATAATTTCCGTTCGCAAATCTATATTGCACTAAATATTGATTAACACCATTAACAGGAATCCAAGTAACAAATAATCTTGATATGGCAACGCCATTTCTTACAACAGTTTTTTCTTCAAAATCAACAGAAGTTGGCGGTTCTGCTGGTGCATTTAAAATTGATACGTTTCTTGCAGGTAAAGCTAATCCTTCTTCAATATTGGCGTATTTATTTGGCCTATAAGATAAAGCCGTAATTTTATAATTAATTCCCTCCGCTTCTTCTACTGTTATCACTCTAAATTTCTGAGCTTCAATTGTATCGCTAAATAAAAACCATATTGAATTAGTATTGGGTACTTCTGATAAAGCAGAATCCAGACTAATCACGCCACTTGTAACACTTAAAACACTTTTTGTTTCTACAGAATTATCAGGCATAACGACACTACATTTTTGATTTGCTCCACCGAATGTTGATAGATCTTGTGTATCATCAACAGTGATTGCAGTTGTAGTTGCAGTATTTATGCGCCCAGATCGCCTAGCCCCACTACGAACTGGATCATTGACATCTATAACTGCTCCAGGTCTGATTGATACTCCAGTGTCAACAGAGGTAGTGAAAGTAACAACCTCCGACTCATTTTGTTCTGCAAAAAGTATTGCTTTACCTAATCTTTGAGCTTGACCACGACTCGTACAAGCAAAAGCCCTTACATCTTTTTTGACAACTCCTAACTTCGTCTTTGCTGTACTATCTTCTACAACTTCATAATCTATTTCTCTTGAATCCATATTGTAGTAACTAACAGCCACAACAGAATGTCTTGTTTTAAGCGACGATCCAGAATAAGAAAAGCCCTGTTCAGTTACATTTGCAAGACTGAATAAGAAGCTTGCATCAGTAGGTTTATCTTGTGCAATTGTTATTGTTCCTGCACTCCAAATAGGCATACATCTCATTACCCCACATAATTCTTCAATAACATTAAACGCTTCATTTGCAGATAAAATATTTACATTGCAGCTAAATCTTGCTTCCTGTCCTCCAAAACCGTCATCAACCAATGTGTTTGCAAATTTAGAAGCATCGACGAAACTAAATAAATCTAAATTACTATCAGTTATATGATCGCCTAGACCATATCTAGTCGTTGTAAGAAGATCAAGTAGTATCATTGCAGGGCATGAACACCACTGCGCTGCACCCATTGTTCCGTTAAATATATAACCAGTTGGATATATAATTCGACCTGTATTATTATCAACAGTAGGAGTTCCAGATGATGATGCTCCTGCACCTGGAATCCTTATTTTTACACCTCTAATTCTATATTTTCTATTTGGAATATTGCTTACTATTTTACTATCAAGGGTTAAAGCAGCATAAGCACTATTAGCATAAGCTTGATGATCATCTACTAATTCTTGCATTGACAACACATTAAAAGCAGTTGCCAATGAACTACTTGTACTGTCAGCCGTTACTCGAACAACTTTTATATCAACAGGGAAAGCACCATTAATTGTTACTCTGTAATCTTTTGAATATGAATCACTGGTGCGTCCAGTAATCGTATCTGAAACGACATCAGAATAACCACCTGAATTATATTGAACTTGTATTTTTAATTGAACACTTGCGCCTAGTAAATCACCGTTATCTGTTGCTTCCTGTAATTGTGGAAAGTTAATGGTAACTCGAACAGCATCAACTGTTGTTGTTGTAATTTGTTGGGTGACACCACCATTAGCAACAGTACAAGATCTAGGAAAACCAGAAATAGGGCTTGATGATTGTTCTATCCCAGGTATATATGTTTGACTAGATGTTCCAAAACGAGGAGTAAAAGTTACATCTTGAAAGTTGTAATCTGTTGCTTGAGGACTGGCTGAATTTGCACCAGAATTAAGAATAGGAGTGTTATCTAAATAAACATCTTTTAATGCAGCAGTATTATATGCAGTTGTGCCTTGTGTTCGACCTTCTTTCGAGGCAGTAGCAAAGCCTTCGATTTCCCCTTCACTGATCAAGTCTTGAAGAGTTACAAACTGCCTACTGTTTAAAGTGTCAGGGGCTCTGGTTGGTTTAGGTGGAGATTTCGGTTGAGGACCACCAGCTCCTCGTATTATTTTCGTCATGCTGTCACCTGATCAGTCGTTAAGTTCATACTAATAACAGTAGAGCCTGTAAATATTTCTCCATACACGATTGGATGCGTTACTCCTGCTCTGGATGTATTTGGCGTTCCACCAAAGTCAAATGAAATTCGTGGATCTTGATCGTTTTCAAACTTTTCTGGTTTTGGAGTGGGGAATAACATTCCTGATACTCCAGATAAAACAAGACCAAGTCCAATATTTCCAGCCGCTATTGAAAGACCTAATCCTGCTGTCATTGTTGCTCCTGATGCTAAACCAAACGTTCCTGTAAAAGCAAGAGACGTTCCACCTGTGGCAACAGCTAAACCAATCAAAGCTGCTCCTATCAATATCTTTCCTGTATTCCCTCCAGCTCCAGCAATCACAGGAACAATCTTAATTTCTTCTGCTACTGGATAATGCACCTCTTCTTCTCCTATTTCATTTCCATCCGTTAAAACTTGATAATATCTTTCATTCATGTGACGCTCTAACTGAGGCCAGTTCATCAATAAAAATCTAATACAATCTCCAACACTATTTACATGAGCATCTAATTCACTATGCCCTGTGATCTCTCTTAGATCACCATACAATTTAATTGTTTTCAACATACCGATACCTGCCTCCCGTACATTTTAGCAACCATTCGGAATAAGGTTCCTGACAACTTAAGCGATCTGCTAAATGATGTAAAACTTCCCCATTTAAAAAGATCGCAACATGATTCAATCCTTTACCCATAATTGACATAAACAATAAATCACCATTTTCTAGTTTCTCTTCTGGTTTTAATAAACGAAAACCTGTTGCTTCTGCACAATCTTCAAACATAGGTTTTTCTAAAAATTCTTCGGGTGTAACAGGTCGCTCCCAATCCATTAAAACAATATCCTTTTCTTCTAAGTACCAATCTCTAACTAAACTCCAGCAATCAGTCACGCCCCAGCACCAAGGTCTACCTTTTAACTCTGGTCTGTATCCTGTTGGTTCGTAATACCCCCATTGTTCTGTTTTTGGATTAACAATATGCCAAGGTAATCCACCTGCTTCACAGCTAACTTTATCTGCTTCACTTGCAACTGCTGGTGTAATTGGATGAGAATGAATAACACTAATAATTTGTCCTAAACCATCTGCTTTAACGTAATCTTCTGGATCTAAAATAAAACATTGTTGAGAATAGGTTGATAAATTATGACAAGGATAATAAACCTTTTTACCTTTAATATTTAACAACAAACCAACAGATTCTTTAGGGTCTTCCTCTTTTGCATGTTGTAATGCTTTAACTTTCCAACCCATCACATAAATGTACCAATAGAAGGAAATAAATCTCTAGTACATTGTCTCTTAGGTAATCTAATCCCTGCTAAGTCACTAACACTAGCAAGCTCAAAAGTAACAATATCTCTATTCTCAGTAACTTTTCTATCTATATAATATATTTCTCTAGGAAATTCATTATTAGCAGCAGTACCAGGGCTAACAGATTCTTGTGCAAATAAATCACTGTCTTCTAAAGCAATATAATCCGTTGAATTTTCTTGAACAAAAAGACCATTAGATGCAAAGTTGCCCTCATCCAAAAACTTAGCTAATGTTCTAATTCTTGTTACCTTTGCACCTGTCAAATCATTACCTGCTGTTATTAAATTAACCTCTAACATTACGGCACTAATTAAAGACAAAGCATTACTAATTGTTATTTGTGGTCTAGGAAGTTGACCTTTTTGAAAAGCAAATCCACTTGCTTCTATGGGATAACGTAAATACTCGTTACTTTGCCAAACAACTTTTCCATTCAAATCTAAATTACTACCTGCATGAAAACGGTACGTCATTGGTGCTTGACTACCATGCAATGTTGAATCTAATTCAAGTTCAAATAATTCAATAATTGCAGAAGGATTGCTCTTCTGTAGATCACTAATAATTGGATCTAGACTCATGGCTCAAATACTTCCCTAAATGTTGCTGTAATTGTCGCTCTATTTAAGTAAGGAATAGATTTATTCCA